TAAACAGTATTGAACGCTTCGCCTTGAGCCTGAACGTCGATTGCAATTTGGATGCTGCCGTTAAAAAGCTGGCCTTTCGCTAGCCCTTCCTGGGCTGTTGAAAACATCCGAGGGATGCTGAGCAACAGCTCAAACGACTCAACGTCTGTATCTGTAATTTGCCTTGTGACCTGACCGGCTCCATAATCCCTGGCTATGACTTTGTTTTCATCGCTTAGGGTCTCGCTGTAGTTTTGGCCAATCTCCACATTTACATCACTGACCGTTGAAGTGCCGTCCTTCCCCTGCTCCAGCTGGCTTTGCGTTTTGCCGCCTGGCTTGAAATCGTAGGAGACATCCTCAGGCGCAAAATTACGGTCTGTTCCGGTCCTGATCGCAGTCTCTTCTAAGAAGATCCCTTCATCGCATCCGACCAGGCCAGCGATAGGCCCTTCACAAAGAAGATCAACAACGCGGATAACTGAAGTGGAGTTTAATGCCATTACGCTTTATTTTGGCTGTCGTCTTTGAATCGATTGTATCCGTTCGTTGCAACCTTTAAATCACAAAATTCATTCGCCCTGAAATCAATTATTTTCACTCTAGTATCGACTCCCCTGTTATCTTCGATTGGCGCATATTTAATGTAGTTCATCCATCTATACCTTTGCCCACGCAAAAGCAAACCCTGAACAGTGCCCCTGAGAGTTGCGGTCACAGGGTCAGGACCTGACACTTTAGTCGTAACTTCAATTTCATAAGTGATAAAGCCGTCTACGAAGCTTGAGTCTTCTCCACTCACACGGTCAAACAGTCCGTCTTGAAGCTCGAAAAACACTTGATAATTCTTAGATCTGTCATCGTCTTCCCCCTCAACTTCGTCTAGTTTTATTGTGTTACCTTGCTGCAGCGTCAAAAACTTTTGAGATGAATTGCCATCTGAAAATTTCACTTGATCATATTCCCATCGTCTGCACCTAATACCAGACGCTTCAGTTTTGCTAAATCCAATCTTTTCGCCACCGAACAGAATGGTTTCAGGCCCTGGCGTCTTGATCACATTCCGCAATGGATCAGACTCATCGGTAACGTCTACATTCGCTGAGAGCAGCTGAGATCCGATCAGAACCTCACCGTAGGCAACCGGAATCGTCGCGCCAACCCCAACGGTGTTAGCCGCACCGGTGTAGGCGTACGACTGGCGGCCATCTGTGCCACGGGTGACGGATTGCGGACCATCTGTTGACAGGCTGTCACCACTGCCCAAACGATTAGAGCCCAGGTTGCCAATTGTTGGCTGAGGGGACAGGAGCTGCGAGACACCGCCGAGGATCAGACTGGCGCCGATTGTGCCAAGCGCCGTTGAGATAGCGATTGGCGCTGCCAAGCCTAAAAGGCCAATGGTCGCGCCACCTGTAAAGAATGCGCCTGCTACAAGAGCGGCCCCGATCAAAATCCTTCCCACCCCACCGCCACCACTGCCTCCAATCACAGGAGCGACGATCAGGTCATGCTGTCCAATCGGCAAGCGCAGATCTGGATAATCTAGATCGGTCTCCGCTTGAATCACTCGGTATCCAATCCCGTGCTCATGCGCCGTAATCAGCTCGCGCTGTAGCTCAGGATGATTGACGCAAAGAAGCTTTATCGCTTCTGCAGGTGTCCTCAGATTTGCATATTTATGCTCAACCCCATAACGCTGGCCTAGATCACCCAGCAACCTGACGGTCTGAATCATGTCTAAAGACCGCCGCGACTCTGCTCACATAATACTGACGCAAAGGTTCGACAGCACTCAAAGAATCCTGCCGCTGATGCAGGATCTGCTCATTCTCCAGCACTATCGCCGCGTGCATTGGAGCCATAGTGCCAAGACGCATGATCAAGACATCGCCGGGCTTTCGCCGCTCAAATTCAACCTGAACGAACCCGCAGGCTTTGGCTTCTGCCAAAAAAATACTCTCACAGCGTTCTAGGTCGTCCGGTCGCTCAAAATCAGGGATGATCACACCCTTCAGGCTGAACCACTCGCGAACCAACGAGAAACAATCGTGCCGGCCGTAGTCCCACTGTCTGCCGATCAGGGATTGACAGTTGACCATTTCTCATCTGGCATTGAGTAGATGTGCCACGGTAGGCGAGTCCCACGGCAGGCCAGCAGATCTGCAGCGCTGGCAGGCCCTCCCATGGGGTGTGAGTGCAAAACTGCGCTTACGGCCCCCCGCAGGGCAGCCACTGCAAAGTCTCTAGGGTCCATCACAAAGTCTCGCTCAGGGTCATCAGCGATATTTCGGCAAGGCCAAAACTTGCCGCTACAGACCACGCCGCAAGCCTCTAACGGCGCAACGCTCGCAGCGTAAGCCTCAAACTCAAGTTTGCAATCTGGCGGCAGGGAATCCGCCAAATGGCAACAAGCCGCTTGGGAAGCGTAATGCACAGCTTTCATACTTCTTCGCGCATTGATCATTTGCCTCATCCGTAGGGTTGTTGCTTAAGTCAAAGTATCTTTTTTCTGTATAGCCACATTCAACGCCTCGATATTTCCATTGGCAATGTTCAACGACTTGCCGCCGAGGCAATCCAAGATTTGTCAGGTCTAGCTTGCTTGTCAGCTCAAATTCAACTAGCTCAGGGTTTTCGCTTGCTACTCGATCGATATACCAGATTTCATCCTCAAACTTTGCGCTAGGGTCTGCCGTTGCATTACCTGCTGAGAAATTGACAGCATCAAGGAATTTCTTGCATGTTCTGATCCTTGTTACCTTCGCTTGCAACGGGTTGTAAAGCGCCAATAATGCTGAAATAGAGCTGTTGGCGTTTGCGACCCTAAAGGTAGGTCGAGGGATTGCGCCTTTACTCGTCACATCAAAGCCTTCAACCTCTACGGGGACAGCTTGGTAAGTCAGGCCGTTGAAGACCACATCAGCTAAAAGCTCATTCGTTCCGGCGTGATAGAAAAAAGTCGTATCGATGCCATTGACTGCAGCTGTCAACTGCAGCTGGAATAGCTCAATGATGGCAGACGGCTCAAGAGATTGCAGCTGCTCCTGTATTGATTGCGGTGTGCTCATGCCTCAAATACCTGTTCAAATGATGCCTGAATTGTTGCTCTATTCAAATAAGGAATATCTTTCCGCCATTCTTTACAGATGAATTGAGCTGCAGCTGATTCACCGGGGGGTGTGAACGTAAAGCTTTCTTGCCCTCCCCTTGCGTCTAGAAATGCCTCGATCGTGTCAGCATCGGCTTCCGAGACATTCCAAGTGAAAAAATATGACTTCGGGTTTTGGTTGATGCCGTAGACCGTCCGTTGGCTGTAGCCGCTGCCAAATTGAGCAACCCGCACCTTGGGAGCAGAGTTTTTTGATAGGTCATAGGTTGGCGTGATCGCTGGGAAGTTTGCCATTTATGCAGCTAGGAGCCCTCCGGGTCGTTTCTGCTTGATCAATTCTGCCTGAACTGCAGCGCCTAGAGCTGCACCAAGCTGGTTCGCTTGGCGTCCGTCGCCTTCAGCCTTGGTTCCTGATGCGTCAACATTCACCACCACATTGGCGCCACCGCCGATGCTGCTATTTGGTGCAATGCTGCCACTGCGACCAGGAGTGAAGAGTTCAGGCCCCCGCTCGCCCACCATGTAAGCCTTGCCGCCCATTACGGTGCCGCCTTTGGCCCTGCCCCCGCCAAACAGCTTGCTGAAGACACCGACGCCATCGTCACCGGCCAAGCCGCTCAGGAGGCTATTAACGCCAAATTTCAGCAAGATACTTGCCAAGCTCCTCAGCGTGTCTGAAGCAACGTCTGACAGCCGCTTGGTGCCATCGACAGCAGCGGTCAAGCTGTCAACAATGCTCGTTGAGATCGTCTGACCGATCGAAGCGTAAAGCGCATCCATCTTGTCGGCTTGGGCTTTTGCTTTTGCGTCAAGCTCTTGGAATGCTGCATCAAAATCACTCAAGAATCTAGCCAAAGAATCGGCCTCTTCTTTTGCAGTTTCTGCAATTGTTTTCTTGTAGGCTTCTGCCTCGTTCCGCTTGTTTTCCAACGCAATTCTTGCCGCAACTTGTGCATCAACGTCCTTTTGAGCAAAACCTAATGCATTCTTTTGCAGTTCTGCGATGTCAATATTTAGCTGAAAATTCTTTCTTTCGGTTTCATTCACTGCACTCGCTAGTAACGCTTGATCCTCAAAAGATTGGACTCTATCCCTAGAAAGCTGCGCCAGCTTTCTAGCCTCTTCCGCAGGGTCTGGGCCTGCGCTGCCTGCACTGCCGCCACCGCCGACGAAATCGCCAATTTTAAACTGATCTTGTTTTGGAACATCTTGTTTTGTTCTTTGCCTAAAAGGAAGCGCCCCTCTGATCTGAGCAATCTCTTTCAGCTTTCTTTGGCGTATATCTTGAAAGTTATCGACAGTTAATTGGGCTGCCTTGATAGCTTGTTTGTCAGTTTGCTTGTCACGACGTGCCTCTGCTTTCGCAAGGTCTTCGTCAATCTTCAACAGTTCAGCGCCTCTCCTTTTAAGGTTTTCTGCTGTCCCAGCGTTCTTTGCCTCAAATTGATAGTTATTTAAGGCAAACGCTGCGGCACCGATACCAGCAGCAAGAGCAAACCACGGCCCAGCGGCTAAAAGCCCCGCCCCCGTGATTCCGGCCAGAACGGCCTTTATGGCCGCGAAGCCTTTGGCGACCGGGCCAAGCAGGGGCGCAAGCACCACAACAGCGCTTGTCAATCCAAGTATGGCTGCCCCTACTGTTTTGATTGGCCCTGGCAACTCGCCAACAACCTTCAAAAGTTCTGTTAGCTTTTGAACGGCTGGGGTCACAACTGGGAGCAACTCCGTGCCAATTGCATTGCTTAGTTCGCTGGTTGCATTACTGAACTCTTTGAATTTTGCCGCTGGTGATTCGGCCAAAATCTGCTGAATCTTATCCTTGTTCTTCTCAAATCCTTTCGCCAAGGCGTTGATCAGAATGTCAGAAGTGATTTTGCCTTCACTTCCAAGTTTTTTAAGCTCGCTGACAGCAACTCCCATCTCATCAGAAACCAGCTTCAAAATGCCTGGCACTTGCTCAGCGATTGACCTAAATTCATCGCCTTGGAGTCTGCCGCTGCCAAGCGCTTGACTTAACTGAAGAAACGCCCCGCTCGCTGCAGCCGCGCTGGTGCCGCTTGCAATCGCCGTAGCGTTAAAGCCTTTGTAT